GCAATGCCGTATTGTGATTGCTGGTGGCTCTCTTGTTCAAGAAGATGAGAAGGCTATGCTTCAAAAACTTCATGATCTTATTCAGGCAGTTAAGTTGCCTGACGAAGACATAGCACCACAACCTACCAATGTTGTGTCTATTCAAGATAGAATTGAGAATCGTGCATCTGAATTGATCGGCGATCTTGAACAGCAAGTTGATGTGTTTATTCTCAATGGTAAAAATGACTTTGATGTTGCTGAGTGGTTTAGGAATAGGGCTGTCAAAGCACAAGTAGCAAATAAGATCAAAGAGTATTATCAGCCTATCTATGCTGAAGCATATGATGCTCTTCGTTCCACTGATCCAGACATCAAGTATGCATACAAGCATTGGAAGAAATCTGAGTTGAAAGCATATGTTGCTTTTCTTCAGTCTATCATTGCTATGTGTGAAACACAAGCAACTGTAGTCAAAGCCACTCGCAAATCACGCAAGAAGAAGGTTAAGCCGGCGGCTGTTCTTGTGGCTAAGATGAAGTATAAGGAGAAGAATGAAACACTGACAAGTATCAAGCCAACAGATATCGTTGGTGCATTTCAATTGTGGGTATTCAACGATAAGACTAAAGCGTTGACTGTATATAATGCTGTCGGTGCTGGTCTATCTGTCAAAGGATCTACAATCACTGGTTTTGATGAGAAGTCGTCAGTTACCAAAACAGTGCGGAAGCCCGATGTGATTCTGCCTCGCCTGCTAGAAGGTGGTAAGATCGTCCTTCGCAAATTGATGGACGAACTGAAAACCAAAGAAAAGGCAGCAACGGGCAGAATAAATACTGATACAATAATTTTGAGGGCGATCAAATGACAGAGAACATTCTTCAATTTCCAAAAAGCAAGATCATCCGTGAGAACATGAATATTGAGTACCTTGAAAAAATGAAAGAAACTGGTATCAAGAATTTTGCGGATGCCTTGTGTGACGATATTGAAGATAATGTTCTACGTGAACTAGATGGTTGTGGATTAGATATTGAAGCAGAAAAGTTTATCAAAGATTTTTATTTTTCATCTACTGTTCTTAAAGCAACCATCTATCGTTCACTTGGAATCGAGCATGATCTCCACACATTTATGGAAGAAAATGTTGTGGTTCAACTCAAAGAAGAGGTTGACAAGGACGAATAACACATATATAATGATGTAACATAATCATGGAGAAGTGTCATTATCCTCGTAGACCTCAATCAGGTGCTCATTTCAAATCTAATGATGCACATCAACAGTGATCCAAAAGCAAAGATTGAAGAAGACTTAATTCGTCACATTGTCCTCAATAGTCTTAGATCATATACCAAACAATTCAAATCAAAATATGGCAACATGGTGATCTGCTGCGACAGTAAGAAATACTGGCGCCGTGAGGTATTTCCATTTTATAAGTCTAATCGGAAGAAAGATCGTGAGAAGTCGGACTTTGACTGGAACCTTATCTTTGAAACACTTAACAAGATTCGTGATGAACTAAAGTTAAATTTTCCTTATCGTGTCCTTGAAGTTGAGGGTGCAGAAGCGGATGATATCATTGCTGTTCTAACTGGTCGGTTTGCACCACATGAAGATGTATTGATTTTATCATCTGATAAAGACTTCGTACAACTCCAAAAATATGACTCAGTTCAGCAATACAGCCCAATCCTCAAGAGATTCATTCGTACTGAAGATCCTCACTTATTTGTCAAAGAACATATTCTCAAGGGTGATCGTGGTGATGGCATTCCCAATTTCTTGTCACCTGATAATACATTTGTTATCGGAGAAAGACAGAAAAGCATAAATAAGAATAAGATGCTTGAATGGCTAAAGTGTGATCCAAGTCAATTTTGTACCACTGAAGTCATGCGGCGTGGTTATAGCAGAAATAAGATGCTGGTCGATCTTGACTGTGTGCCAGACCAATTAAAGAAACAAATTGTTGAATCTTATGATAACAATAAACCAAGTACACGAATGAACATGCTAAACTATTTGATGCAAAATAAGCTCAAAGCTCTTGTAGAAGTTGCTGATGAATTTTAAAAAGGTGAAATGATATGATGAAGAATATACATGAAGTCTTTACTGAGTTTGAACATGCAAAGACAACAAAAGAAAAAGTAGAAGTTCTACAAAAGAATGATTCCTATGCACTCAAGAATGTGCTTGAAGGTACATTTAGCCCTAATGTCAAATTCTGTTTCAAGAAGATTCCTGATTACAAACCATCTGATGCACCAATAGGATTAGGCTACACATCAATTCATCAAGAGTTGGGTCGTGCATATCTGTTTCAAGAGAACAATCCTAAGGTAAATCCAAATCTTTCTCACAAACGCAAAGAAGAAATTCTTATCCAGATTCTTGAGTCTCTTGAAGCAAAAGAGGCTGAAGTATATGCCAACATGCTGTTGAAAAAACAACATGTGAAAGGACTAACCCTGTCTGTGGTAAAACAAGCCTTTCCAGACCTGATTAAAGCATAACAAGCAAAGGACTGAATACCAAATGAAGAATCGTCATATCCGTTTTGAAGAAGATATCTATGATGATGAAGATGAATACACAAAGCGTGGTAAAAAGAAGGAATCGCCACGCCGACGTGAAACACGAAATTGGAAGAAGGCTTGGTCCAAGCACCAAGACAATTATGACGAAAAAGATGATTTTTATGTTACAAGAAAGTGATTAGTACAGATAATCTGTATACACTTATACCGTAGAATAAAATTCTACGATCTTTGCTAAAAAAGCAATAATTTTTCACATTCCATGGTTGACTTTGAGTTCCAGACCAGTATAATGGACTCATGATCAAACGTCGCAAAAAACGGTCCGACCGCAATCACCTGGTGTATATGCTCCAGGTGAAGTCGTTGGTCTATATCGGCGTCACTTATGTACAAGATCGCAGTCCTGCTAAAAGTCTCCGTCGGCGTTGGCTGAAACATGTCCAACGTGCTATGACGGAACAGCATGACTGGCGGCTTTGTAATGCTATCCGCAAGCATGGTGCCGATGCTTTTGACGTTACCATCGTTCAGGTCGTTCGTGGTAAGACTGATGCTCATCATGTAGAACGGCAGTTGATCAAGCAACTTAAACCTCGTCTCAACACTGACATTCGGTAAGGTATGCAGCCACTGCATCAGCTATGCAAAAATAGTGGTTGCATTCTTTCCAAATTCCAGTATGATTACATCATCAACAAAGCGAACAAGGAATCTAGCACATGGCTATCCATTTCCTGAATGCCGACGGCTCGCCCAAGTCTATTGAATTTGATGAAGAGAACCTCCATGAGACTGCGGATGTGGTGTGTATGCTTAACCCACATGCTGCGGCTTATGGTGGTGTTGATGCTCTGGTCGATCATATGAAGAATACAGCCCAAACCACCAATTGGAGTCGGTATGGATATGTAAGCACTCTCGGTTATGTTTTGTCTGCATATCACATTGACAAGAATACCTTGGGTATCAAGGCTTCTGTGTCGGCATACACGGTCAAGACTTTTCTCCAGCGAAACAAGCAAAAGGAGGCAGTATGATCAAATCTATCATCATACAGAAAGACGGCAAGGACTCAACTGGTCAGACCAAGTATGATCTCAAAGCATATGAAGGTAAGTTGATGGTACATCATATGGTGTTTATTGATCCCGAATTTGCCGAGTTCTATGCCGAGAACTATATGCTAAACGTCTGGAATGGCAGAGAATTTTATCTATGGGATACAGTACACTAGGTTTTGTGCTAAGTGATTGAAGATGCTACAATATATTGTATTGAAAATCAATACTTTATGGGAAAACCCGTCCTCCACGAAATCTACCGTGGCTGGACGGGTAAGTACCGTCTCCTTGAGCCCGAGCTATGCATTCCTGCATACCAGCTATGCAAAAATAGTTCTTGCATTCATTCCACAGGCCAGTATAATGGTACACATGTTGAACGAACAAAGGAACTTTCACATGACGATCACCAAGCGGACTTCTGTTCTTCTGCGTCGGTCTTTGGTCTCAAAGGCCGACCAACGTAAGCAGCTTGAGGTGTCACTCAAGGACTTTCCGAAAGACAAGATTGTGATTTGTAAGACTTCAAAGCGTAAGGTACGCTAAGACTGTATACAGATCATCAACAAAGCGAACAAGGAATCTAAATTATATGGCTAAGTCTGCTAAGAAGTCTACCGCTCTTGATTTGGCTCTTGATATTCTCAAGTCTAAGAGCACGGTAACACCCGCTGAAATCAATGCGTATGTCGGCAAGGGTAACTATGCGTCCAAGTATGTTCTGTATCTCAAGTTGGCTGGTCATGACATTGTGACCAACAAGACTGGTCGCACGGTTGTGAGTTACGGTTATGTTGGTCTCAATCTTAACGTAGATACGTCCGTCAAGGCATCTGATCGGCGGGCATCTAAGTTGCTGACTGGTAAGGCTACCAAGACTGTTGCTGCACCTACTGTTGTGAAGTCAGAGCCCAAGGCACCTAAGGCAGTAAAGCATGTCAAGGTTGTCAAGGAAAAGGCATCGGCTAAGCAAGTCATGACTAAGGATGAGATTGCTAAGGCTACGGCTGCTATCGTAGCTCTCCGTGAAAAGAGTGCTAAGATTGCAACTGAGAAGGTTCTAACTGCACCTGTAGCAGCTAGCTCATTCAATGTTGATCCTGACTGGGATGCTGGCGTTGAAGACGTTCGGTCGTTGCTTGGATGATAAGTCCTTGCATTAAGGCTTGTAAAATAGCACCTGGCACAGATATATGTGTCGGGTGCTTTCGCACATTGACAGAGATTCGGAATTGGTATAAAATGACTGATATTCAACAAACTGAAATTATGGAAAGAGTAAATATAAAGCAAGACAGAAAACTATTAGAGGAAGTTGTTGATTGTTGGGACAATGACTTTGGTAATAGCAATTTTTCAAGTTTGATTGTCAAAATAAAGAAACATCTGGAGAAATGTGATGCACAAGAAAGCATCAAAACAACGCAAGTGCCGAAATGCTGAAATTCTTTTTGCACGGAATACACCGTTCAAGAATAAGATTGTTCGCCTTAAGACTGCATATAGCCGAAAGATCAAGCATAAAGGACGAGATCAATGAACATCTTTTTCGTTCATAAAGACCCTTTCATTGCTGCACAATCTCTTGTAGATCGTCATGTAGTCAAGATGATCCTTGAGACTGCACAACTCTTGTCAACAGCACATAGACTTCATGATGGCACAGAGTATATTGGTCAGTCCAAATCTGGTCGTAAGGCTAAGCGTTGGAAACTTGCTGATGAAAAGATGGATGAAGTCATCTATCAAGCCACACACATCAATCATCCAAGTGCCGTGTGGTGTCGGCAATCAAACAATAACTATAATTGGCTTTATTGGCATTTCGTTGGTTTGATTGACGAATATCATCATCGGTACGGCAAGGTGCATAAGTGTAATGCAATGAAGACATATTTGGTTAATCCACCCAAGAATATACCTGTTGGTTATTTGACACAAGTTACACCTGCAATGGATGCTAAGTATATTGTGTCAAAAGATTCTGTTGAGAATTATCGTAACTATTACAAATTTGGTAAATTGCATTTGCATAAATATACAAAACGACAAATGCCCAACTGGCTTACAGACACACATGAAAACATTTAGAGAATATATAAAAGAATTGACAGTTACAGATAGAGAATCTTCTAATATAGAAGATAAACGTGATTCAATTGAAGGTTTAATTGCAGGATTTGATAAGCCTAAACCACCATCTGTTATTGATTGGGCTAAACAAGTTCATAGAAAACAAAATCCATCTACAGTAAAACCACAAAACGCTATTGAGCCTGAACAAGTAAATAAAGAAGTGTCTGATAAATTTCAAAAAGCCACAACACCAACACCACATAACCGAATGGACTATACAGGAAAAATACCTGTTCCACAAAAACGTTCTGATGATTCACTTGGAGATTCATAATGGCAACATACACATTTCGTAATAAAGATACTGATGAAATTACAAATATTTCAATGCCTATGGCAGAGATTGTAGACTTTGAAAAGAACAACACACATTTGGAACGAGTGTACCATTCTGTGAATGTCGTTGATCCAGTTGGTATTGGTGTTACACGTCCGCCCTCCGACTTTTCAAAATATGTTTTAGGTAAAGTCAAAGCAGCCAATCCACATACTGAGATTGGTAATGGGCGTTGGTCAGTCAAAAAGGAAATTTGACAATCAAGTTTTTCAATAAAAATTCTAACAATAAACGAAAGGGAGCTTCTGTAACAAGAAGGCTCCCTTTTTCGCATAAAGGAGATGCAATGCCTAAGAAGAACAGAAAACAACTTAGACAAGAAAAACAAAACAATCAACAACAGAGGGCATTTGAACTTAGACGAGTATCTCCACTCACTACCAATCAACAAAAAACATTTGACGCTTATCATCGTGATATGAACCTGATGCTTCACGGATATGCTGGCACAGGCAAATCATACATCTCACTTTATCTAGCGTTGAATCAAGTTCTATCCGAACAATCATATTATGATAAAGTTATCGTTGTTCGTTCTGTTGTTCCATCACGTGATATTGGCTTCTTACCAGGAAGCATCAAAGATAAGATTAAAGTATATGAAGAACCATACAAAGAGATATGTGATGATCTGTTTGGTCGAGGTGATGGATATGATATACTCAAGATGAAGAACATGATTCATTTTACAACCACATCGTTCCTTAGAGGATTGACATTCAATAATGCTATCGTGGTTGTTGACGAACTACAGAACATGACATTTGGCGAACTTGATACTGTGATGACACGCCTTGGTGATAGATCACGAATTATCTTCTGTGGTGACTTTAGACAAACAGACTTGACACATGAGCGTGACAAAAGTGGTCTCCTAGATTTCATAAATATAACTAAACGCATGAACCGATTTGAATATATCGAGTTTGAAAAGCAAGATATAGTTCGTTCTGGTTTGGTCAAAGACTACATCATCAAGAGAACAGAGTTGGGCATATGATCTATTCATTACGAGAGTTTTTAGATAATATCATATATGAAAGTCTACATCCTGAGTTACAGTCAATTGTAACTCAGAAGACTAATCCATATGGTACATCTAAACAAGCACAACTGACCAAAACAATAAAGAAATTGACGACACAAGGTGAACGCACAGGCATCGAAGGTAATATGCCTAGGGGTTCTAGCCGTGCTTATCTTCCCATCAAAGAAAAAGAAAACATCACACTTGACAACAAACCTGCTCAAATAAAAACGGGAATGAAAGTTGCCATTCGTGCTACACTAGACAAACATCATGATAGAAAAAAGCATGATGGCATGAGTCTGGGTCAAATGCAGAATGAAGCAGAAGGTGGCGATCATTTTGTCAATTCAAATTACAGAATAATAACTAAAGATCACAGAACAGGACATTATCATTCCAATTCTGAATCTGGTATATTTCCACCACAAATAGATCACGACCATGATAACCATGAATGGTCACATGTCGGTCATGTTGATAAAATCAATGGTAGCATGTTTCGTAAGTTGACTAAAACCGAATCACATCCCAAAGGTATCAGTCATGATGAATTTAATAGTGCTCTAGAAAGAGTGTGGAATAAAGATCATGGTAAATATTGGGAACAAAGTCTAGAAAGAGAAAAACATCTAGACCATATTGAATCACATCCATTAGTCCAAAAGTTTTTGGATCATCAAAGAAATATGGGTATGCCACCACACGATTACAGACAAATGGGTAACATGGGAGTCTGGACTCATCCACATACAGGCGAACAACATATCGTAGCACGTGATCATGGATTTTCAGAGAATGTCATGAAAGCATATAGAGAAGCCAAAAGCAACAAATGGAATAAACAGAGATAAAAATGAAAAACTTTTCACAATATTTGAATGAGATCAGGACTGCTGAGAAATCATTAGCTGCATTTGATAAAGTGCAGGAAAAGAATCCTAGATCATCATTAGATATTGCGATGCATGGTTCTAGATTTGGTCACGAAACACCATTAGCTGGAACACCACAAAAACATCCTATTCGGTCTCTTTTGGGTAGACTAAAACACTATCCAGATGATCCAAAGAAAAGACCAACACCTGTTGAAAAAACAGTTAAAATAAAAAATATTGTTGCAACACAGCCCAGCATACAGGGTGATGTTGTTAAAAAATATATAAAACACTATGCTGAGAATCCAGATGAAGCAGAGAAAGCTTCAATTCATACATATCCACATCCAGATTCCGATAAAGTCAATGTGGGAGATGGTCATCATAGATTAGCAGCATTAAAAGCATTGGGTTATAAATCAATAAACGTAAAACATTTTGAGAAACAGCAACAATGAAAACCTTTTTAGAGTATATTTTAACCGAAATGGCATCTTCTGTTGATGAAGATATGCTAGGGCATTTGACACACACTAAAGATATTCCACATGAAGACCCAAAGCATACAAATGGTGCTGTCGATCTAATTAGGCAATTTCATAATCTCAGACAAGGTAAACCAAGCACAGTATCAGCATCTCTAAAGCATGATGGCGGGGCATGTTTTCATGTCATTCATAATAAAGATGGAACTATTGATGTGTCTGATAAGCATAGACTTGCTAGAGGTGTGGTAGCACATAGTGATGAAGAAATCGAACATCATTTTGGTAAACATCCAGAATATGCGAGTGCTCTAAAACATCTTCGTGCTCATGGAAAAGAGATTGTTGCACCGGGGCATCACGTTCAAGGTGATATTCTATTTACACCTGGTGATTCTACACATAAGAGAAAAGGTTCTGATGTAAGTTATACTCCAAATCGTTTGACATATCATGCTAAGACATCTGCTCCTGTCGGTCTCGCCGTTCATACTGAAGTCACACATGGTGTAGCACATGCACCATCTAAGAAAGCTGTCAAATCAAGCAAAAATGTTTTTGTGCCTAAGACAGAGTTCAAGCCAAGTGAACATGAGTATTCTGATGAAAGCAAGGCTGCTGTAGAACATCATCTTGGTGCAGCCGAGAAGTTGCTCAAAGATCATACAACAGAGCATTTGACACCAGAACATATTCAACACTTTACAATATACAACAACCGAGTGGCTAGAGGTGGAAGAAAGCCATCCGTTGAAGGATATACCAAATATCTCAGATCAAGAGGTAATGAAGAAGCATCTAAACTCAAATCTCCCGCTGGTCAAGAAAAGAAGCGTGGACAGTTTGAAAGCATGGCTAAACATGTTGAAGCTAATTCAGAACATTTTAATCGTTCACTTCAAATTCGCCATCATCTACAAGCAGCCACAGATCATGTTCTTCATGGTATCAATCATCCAGATTTGGAAACATCTACTGATGGTAAAGCATCAAAAGGTGAAGGTGTAGTATTACAGAAAAAAGATTCTGCTGGCAGACTAAGACCGGCTGCAAAGTTGGTTCATTCTGATATTCAACATGCTCTAGGTAACAATCCAAGATTCCCAACAAAGGGTGCAATCAACGAAGCAAAATCACAATCTAGCGGAGTACTTGCTGTTGGTAAAGTAAGATATGCTACACTTGGTCACAAAAAGATGGTCGATCAAGCAAAAAAAATAGCTAAAAAAGTAAAAGGTAAATTACATATACATCTTACTGGTGCATCTGATCCATTGACACCAGAACAAAAGAAGTCTCACGCTGAAGCTATGTTTGGTCATCCTGTAGAATCAACAACAAATGTTCTAGACTCACTAAGAAAATTAAATGGGCATCATCATACATTACATATTGTTGCTGGTTCAGACAGAGCACCAGAATACAGAAAGATTGCTGAGAAATACAATGGCAAGCCAGATAAGAAAGGTAACATACCATTTCATTTCCCTGGTGGTGTTCACGTCCATGAAGTTTCAGGCAAAAGAGAAGATGTTGACAAGCATCCAACAAAGATGTCTAGAGATGAACTAGAAAAAAGTGCATCTGCTACCAAGATTGTTGGTCTAGCCAAATCTGGTGATTATGAAGGCTTCAAAGCATATCATCCCGATATGTCAGAAAAAATTGTAAAAAGTAATTATAATATGATTAGAAAACAAGGTCAAAGTCTCAAAGAAACTTTCTTATCATATATACATGAAAATATGAAGCAAAAAGAAGCACAAAAAAGATTTTTGACTCCAGGTTGGAAAGGCAAAGCATCACAACTCGGTGATGTTTCAGATAAAGATTTGGAAGATGTAAAAAAGCTATTGAATCCTTCTCCAGAAAAGAACAAGAAAAACCTGAATGAGAAAATGGACAGAATGATTTCTTTCAGGAAACGAATTGATGCTATGAGACTTGTTCCAACTAGATCAGGATCAAAGGGCAACGAAGAATAAACTTGACATATATACTTCACTATGATATAAGTGGAGATCGTCATGAAAACATTCAATTACATAAACAAGAATTTTCCTCTTCCTAAGATTGAGGCCATAGAGGATGCAAATGGTAGAAGATACAGGTTGCCTAGTGGTAATCTTGTACCTTCTATCACAACTGTTTTGTCACATTTCAAAAAGAAGCAAATCCAAGAATGGCGTAATCGTGTTGGTGAAGAAGAAGCCAATCGTATATCAAGTAAAGCATCTATAAGAGGTACCAAATTCCATTCTTTGATGGAACGATACCTTGAGAACAAACCTAAGGATAAAATCCTAAATGAATCAGTAATGCCTAATATGAGGCAAGCATTCTTTGATGCTCTGCCAGTTGTGAATAGGATTGACAATATTCATTATATAGAGTGTGGGCTATTCTCTGAAAAGATCAAACTTGCTGGCAGAACAGATGTTATTGCGGAATTTGATGGTGAGTTGTCAATTATAGACTTCAAAACATCTGCACGTGAAAAGAAAGAGGAATATATCCAAGATTATTTCGTCCAAGCAACAGCTTATTCGGTCATGTATGAGGAACTTACTACAATTCCAGTGAAGCAGATCGTAATCATTATGTCTACCGATGGGCTTCCAGAACCACAACTGTTTGTTAAAGAGTCAAAGAATTATGTTGACATTCTGTGTCAGAAGATATATGATTATCATGTTGCAATGAAACATAGGAACACATAATGAGCAAAGTGATTTTGGTTGATGTTGACGGTACTATCGCCAATGGTGATCATCGTGAACATTATCTAACTACTAAGCCCAAGAATTGGAAAGCATATAAGGATGCAGTCGATCTTGATACGCCCTATGATGATGTTATTTGGCTAGTCAAAACACTCAAAAAAGCTGGTTGTACAATTCTTATTGTGACCGCACGATCGGGTGATCAACGTGAACAGACACAAAAGTGGATTGACGAAAAAGCTGGTCTTGCTGGTGTATATGATAAGATGTACATGAGAGATGCTGGCGACTATCGTGATGATGGTATTGTCAAGAAGGAAATTCTTGAAGCCATTCGTCAAGATGGTTATGATCCATTCATGGTTCTTGATGACAGGAATCGTGTGGTCAAGATGTGGCGTGAAGAAGGCATTCGGTGTCTTCAAGTCCAAGATGGAGAATTCTGATGGATATCGAACATCATTTCATCCTGTATGGTGTCATTCTTGTTTTAGCTGGAGTATGGGCAGAGTATCGTTATAAGTGTGGTGTCAAGTTGGGCAATTCTTTAGCAATTATGGATAAAAACTTTGAAAAGGATTTCAAATCATTGTTCTTGAAAAGTGAAGTTGCAGGTGCTGGTTCTATGATTAGATTACTTCAAGACAAAAAAGTCATTCGAATGGACCCTGTAACTGGTGTTGTGTATGGCATCGCAGATAGTAGTTATGATGTTAAAGATGACCTACATAAGTTAAATGATAAAACATAAATAAAGAACAACTGGTACCTATCGTTGTCACCTAAAGACATAGGGCTGATAGGCTAAAAGAAGGCATGTGTGACTGCCAGTTAAACTTGTATCGTTGAAGCAATCAAAGACTGGAATGGACTGGGGGGCAGTACCCCACGCCTCCACCATGGACACATTAGACGGGAGTGAAATATATTAAAGTTCACAAGCTCGCCAACAATGCTACCCAAAGCCTGAAATGGTGCCGTCGATGTTGGTTAGTGTGTCTTTGATGGGGGCGAAACAGGATCGACATACAGATTGGAGAGAGTGGAGATACCAGCAAGGAACGGCTGACAATTAGTCCAAAAACGTAAAGGCAGCAAACGATAATGCTCCATTTGAAACTCGCCTAGCGGCTTAAGTTTCATTGGGTTTGGCGGTTTTCCTCGAAACAGAAAAACCGTCTTTTTTTATT